GTAAATCTCTAGTTAAGGTCTGAGTGATTGTCGTTGCAATGCTCATGACTGTTGTATTGACAAAGTTGTTGTATTCTTCTTTGTTGAAATTTCCAACTCCCAAAATAAAAGCTGGAACTCCCAAAAGTCCAGCAACTGTTTTTTTATCAATTTCAACAGATTCATTGATAGCAATATCTTTCAAACTGAGTGGTTTAACCTGTTCAACGCTCATAAGAGCATCAGGGATAATCCACGGTTCACCAGACTGGCTAGTGCTGAGATATTTCTTAGCGACAAGGTCACGACCTTCTTGAGTTGCTAAGTCTCCACTCGAAGAATCAACTTTCACAATCAAGCTAGGAACATTCTTACCGCTCATAAATCCTTTTTTAATCTGAGTAGCAAGGTTTAAATTCCTAACAATATCTCTCAGAGCAAGTCTATATCCAGTACCTACAAATGGATTGTCTGGGTCTGGATTGATTGCAAAGTGTACGATTTCGCTTGGATTGTAATCAGTGCCACGATAATTCACGACATAACCGACATCATCACTTTTGAAAGATACCTCACTCATTGCGAATGGTCTCAGGTTCAAAATATAATCATTCACAGGATCATACTCAACATGAAGAATCGAATTACCATCGCCAAACAATAATAGGTCACGCACAATCTTGAAAATCCAAGTCTTACGAGTCATATTGTCGCATGGGTTTACATCGATTTTTCTAGCTAGTCCGTCTTTTATTCGGATGTCGCCTTTGTCGGTATTTTCCATCAAGTGAATGGTCATGTTAGAAACCATGTCAGCGACCTTATTGACTGCTGCGATCACATCAGGATTACGAGCTAAAGGAACATAACCATCACCATCAAGAAATAAGCCAAAGTCTGAATGAGTGATGACATTTGTGCCACTTTGAGTTTTACCTCGTTTCAAAATCCTATCTAAAAGCCCCATTTTCTCACCTCCTTTCCCTCTACTTGAAGAAGCTCATGACATCTTGGTTCTTACCAAGATTTGCAAGAGCTTGAATACAAGCAAAAACGCTGGCATCGAACAAGTCAATTCTTGCAGTACCACCGTCACCGTCTAATTTTTCATATTGCACAGCATCGTCCACTTTCTCAATAGCTCTGACATTACTTACACAATACTCGTAAGCATCGGAGTGAAGATAATAAAATTCTTTATTTTTTACCTTGAACTCGATTCGTCTGAATCCCTCTGACTTTAGATAGAAAAGCTGTGGTTGGTCAATCATCTTAAACCGAGCTTGTTTCATCTTGGTCAGGAACTCACGACCAAACTTCCTATCCATTCCGACAGCAGCAATCTTGAACCCTTTCTCTCTCATCTTGATGAACCATTTAACGATATCGTCATAGAGGACTGTCGGAGTGTTGCTCATAGTCAACCACCCATCAGACTGCCACCCAAATAGTGGAATACCGTCATCATTGGCTTTCTTCTGAGCATTGACGCGAGGAAAGAAAGCGTGTGTAATACAGATATCAACATCTTTCTCACCATCGTGATAGACACCATAAAGAGCAGCAGCGGTCAAGTCATGTAATCTAGACAAGTCAGCTCCACCATACCACTGGATAGGCAAGCGTGCCAGCTCCTCTAATGTCCAATCGTATTGACTATCTGAAGCAATGAACTCATCAGGATTGAAATAAGCGTTCATCGAGTTAGTAAATACATTCAATGTCTTGTTAAAGAACTCGTTCCTAGTCTGTGGATCGTTCATAGCTTGCTCTGCTTCTTCTTTCAGAGCCTTGAGCGACACCGTCACCCCCCATGAAGGATTAGCTTTTTTTAGAACGTTCTCGTCCAGGTAATCACCAACATCTCCATCGGTTGATTGGTCAGCCTTACAGATAAACATAAACAAGGAATCATCCTTGACTAATTGCTTGAGGACTTTTTGACAATATTTCAGACGATTAGCAAGGAAACCAGTAGGAATATCACCAGCAGTAGAGATAACAAAAAGCATACTGTTTCGGTATGCTGACATTGTTTTCTTCATAAGTCCGTATTTCTTACTATTTCTCATCGTGTGAGCTTCGTCTAGGATAATAACATTCCCGTTCAAAGAGTCTAAGCGGCTCTCATCATTAGCTAGTGCTTGGATAAAGAAAGAACCTTCATCACCAAAGCTTGCGGTTATTGAGTGTTCCTGGTTGTTGTCCTTGATACGAATGTTCTTGTCATTCCATCTTTCCACATTGAATTTCAAGAATCCAAAAGCTTCCATCGCTTGCTTGACTGAGTTGGCAACGATGTAGCATTTTGAACCGCTATCCGTGTCTAATATCTGATAAGCTAGAGCGATTGCAGCAGTGAATGATGTTTTCCCATTCTTCCGAGCAAGCATGATAAGCGCTTCTTTGAATCTGCGCTCATTTGTACCCTTGTAGTAAAATCCAAACAGGTTCACAACTACAAAATGTTGCCACGGTTGCAAGAGTAATGGCTTGTTACGGATAGACACCGCAAACATATCATCTCCCTGCTGATGGACTATCGTGTTTTCGATGAAGTGGACAACAAAATCAACGATTTCCTCATCCATGTCAAATTCTGGATTGTCAAGATCACGAATGAATCTTTCAGCAGCAAGAATGTTTTCTTCACAATGTTCATCTTTGTGGGATATGACGTGCTGGGCATACTCTTTTGCTTTATCAAGATTACCCATTGCCAGTCACTCGCTTCTTCTTGATTTCATTTTTAAACTTCAAGACTTCTGATAGAACGGATTCTCCTTCAGGTTCCACTATCTCACCGAGAGACTTAGGATTCATCATCAGCTGATTAGAGTAGCTGAGAATATCTTTCCTCAAAATTTCCATTGCTGTCAAGATTGGAACTTTACGCTCATTCTCTGCGCCTGCCTTATTGACATAGGTGTCTGTCACTGGATAACCCATATCAGCATAATCTTGAGCAAGTTTCTGATACTGATATAGCATTCCTGCAAAGATGTCAATGATCATTTCGAACTCTTTACGATAAGTGCCTAAGTCTTTCATCTGCTTGATTACTTTCGACTTAATTGACTTAGCTGTAATAGGTTTAGCCAAAAACTACCTCCTTCTGCCTAAATTGCTTAGTTTTTATCCCCTTTTTGTTTGAAGGGTCCCGACTTGGAAAAAGTTCCCTTCACCGGTACCCAACAACCCAAAAAATAATTTTTTCAGGTGGGGGGGTAAAAATAAAAAATCGAAAATTTTAAAAATTCGATTTTTGCAAAATTTCATTTTTTTTGATTTTTAAAAAAATCCTCAAAATCCTTTTTTCGTTTTTTCTGCCAATATAATCCCTGGTTAATAACTTTGTCATTGACTCTATCATGAAATGTATTATGTTTTTTGTTTGTCAATGGCAAACAATTCCATTCAACGAATTCAAGTTCAGGATATTCTGACACAGGAAAAATATGATGGACCATTTCTGCTTGAGTAGAAATTCCGTAACGCAAACTTTCTTGACAAAGGTAATCATGTCTACGCATTATCTTGTCACGAAACTTCTCCCACTTCTTAGACTTTAAGGTTGGTCTGATAGATTTGTTATACATCTCAAACATCCTTTCTCAATACAAAAGGGACAGGTCAATGACCTATCCCATCTCATACAAGAAATCTATGCTACCATAATAATTCTTTTATTGTGAGAAAACAATAGCTTTTATTCTCACTTTAAAAATTATTGTGGATTGTCAGGTAAGTTAAAACGTTTCGAGACGAATTCTGAAACTTGTGGATCTGTGTCTGTATCTACTTCTGATTCTGGAATTGTAGAAACTTTTGTTGCAGAATCTTCTAGTATTTCTTTTTCCCAATCTACAAGAATGTATCTACAATCTGGTCCAAACTTTTGTGGAACGACATTGTATCCAACTATCTTGAAGTTCACTTCAGGATTATTTTTAATGTCTTTGTTCAGTTTGTTAACTGCTCCAGATTCAAACAATATATCGCGATATTCTTTTATCATGTTATACTCCTTTTTCTATGTTGTTTTCCCCCTCACTTTCACATATCTTATATTTTGTTAAACTCACTCTAAAACTTAAACCCTTACTAGTCATAGGTTTTAAATCGTTTCATTTTTTTAGTTTATGCTTAACTCATTATGTGAAAGTGATATCTAAAAAATTAAATGACAAAGTTCCGTAGTGCATCATCAAGTTCTGCTTGTTCAATTCCTATGTATCTCAGTGTGATTGCTGGTGATGAGTGATTAAACATCTTCTGTAATGTTCCTACGTCCTTTGTCTTATTGTAGTATTTATATCCAAAAGTCTTACGCATTGTGTGTGTTCCGACATTGTCAATGCCTAACTCTTCTGCTGCTTCATGGATGATTTGATAGGCTCGCTCACGAGTGATCGCTTTATTCTGCCCTTGCCTGCTTTTGAATAAGAAATGATGAAATGGTTTCCCTTCGACATATCGTCTCATTTCTTTTTTGAGTTCTTTAGTCATCCGTCTAGTTATCTGCTTACCAGTCTTTCGTTCCCTTAGCTTAATGTGCCATCCTTGGACATCTTTCACTTTTAAGGTAAGTATATCTCCAACTCGCAATCCAGTATTCAGACCTGTGATGAATAACATGTAATACATCTCATTCCATTCTTTCAGATAATCTTTCATGGCCTGGATGTCATCGCTATCTTTTATTGGTGATACATATTCCATATTATACCTCCTTTCTATAAAACAAAAAGCCAGCTCTTTGCTGACTTTTGACGATACTTCTGTTGGACAACT